CAAAACTGAAAAAGGAGCTTTCACATGCCATCACCTACCAGTGCATTAACCACACTGCGGCCAGACTTGGCCAGCTTTTTGGAGTTCGACCTTGAAAGCGACCGCCTCGGCTACGTCGCCTCGCAGGTCTTCCCCGTCATTGATGTCGCCAGCCAAGCTGGTGTTTTCGGCGTGATCCCTGTCGAGCAATTGCTGCAGCAGCGGACCACCAACCGATCACCCGGCAGCGGTTACAGCCGTGGCAACTTCACCTTTACCACTGCCAGTTTTGCGTGCGAAGAACACGGTGCAGAAGAGCCAGTCGACGACCGCCAAGCGAAGATGTACCGCGAGTACTTCGACGCCGAGCAGGTTTCGACCCTGCGAGCATTTTCTGCCGTTCTGCGAAACGCCGAGCAGCGGGTCGCCGACGCCGTGTTTAACACGACGACATGGAACGGCGCAGCCCTGACCACTAGCATCTCCGACGAATGGGACGACGTGGCCAACGCCGTGCCGATCACCAACGTCGACGCGGCGGTCAAGAAGATTTGGGACGGCAGCGGCCTGTGGGCCAATGCCCTGATCATCAACCAGAAGGTCTTCCGCAACCTGCGGCGCTGTAACCAAATCATCGATGCCATTGAATCGAGCGGTGCTGGTGACCCGGCCAAGCAATCGGACATCACTGCCGCACAACTGGCGTCAGTGTTCGGCCTCGACTTCGTCATCGTGGCAGGAGCCAGCCGAAACAACGCCAAGGAAGGTCAGACATTTGCGGCCTCGCAGATCTGGTCTGACGAGTACGCAATGGTCTGCCGCGTCGCAACCTCGGCCGACATGGCCGAGCCTTGCATCGGCCGAATGTTCCACTGGTCGGAAGACGGCAGCAGCCCCGGCGGCACTGTCGAAAGCTACCGGGACGAAGTTGTCCGAGGCAACATCATCCGCGTCCGTCACGACGTGGACGAGGTTGTGCTGTACCCGCAAGCCGGGCACCTGCTGTCTAACATCACCACCTAGTGACGAAGGACGGCAACCGTGGCGAGTCGGTTTGATCAGAGTTTCCAGGCGGCCGCGTTCCCCCAGCTACTCGCCGAGTTTGGGGAGCCGGTCACCTATTATTTTGCCGGAGGGGGTAGCCGTTCGATTGACGCCATTATCGAACGGAACCCTCCGGCCATTTTTGACCAAGCCGGCAACCCGATGCAGATTGACATCGTGATCCGGTTGAAGCGGCATGCCACCAGCGGCGTGCTGAGCAACGAAGTCAACCGTGGCAGCGACAGCGTCGAAGTCAAAAAGCGGGTTGATGATGCGGCTGTGAGTCGGTTCACGGTGGTTCGTAAACTTTCCGACGACAGCGGCGTCGTGGTTCTTGCACTCAGCGGAAGTCCTTAATGGCGACAGCAGTGGCCGAACTAATCATCGACAAGGTGCGAACCCGGCTGGGCGACATCAAGGTCAGCGGCGGGTACGAGGTCACCGTCTCCGAAGTCGTGCGGCCGACGCGGTACGGCGGTTTCCGTCCGCAAGACCTGCAGCTGGTTGTCACACAGGGCACGCTCGAGCGCAACGCCGACCTGTCGCATCCTGGCAATCCGCCCGCGACGGCGTGGGATATGGAGGTTATTGTCGCCGGCCTGCTGATGCCCAGCGAATCCAGCACCAGCAAGATTGACACGCTCCGCAACCAGTTTGCCGCAGACCATCTGCACCCCAGCGGCCAGCTGGCACAACTGGGACACGCTGGCCATCCTCACCGAAATCGGAAGCGTCGAAGATGTGACGACCGAGGAGTCCAGCGGGTTTAAGCTGACCATGACCGTCACATTCCGCACCGATGAAAACAGCCCCTACACGGCGAGGAGTTAGCGATGGCAGATCTCAGCAAAGCACCTCCGCTGCAGTTCACCGTCAACACTGGCGAAATGCAGCAGTTGGCAAACCAGCTGGACGTGTGGCCAAAGGCGATGAAGCAGGCTATTTCGCGGGCCATCAATGAAACGCTGAAGCAGGGGAGGCGTGAGTCGGCCCGAATCATCGTTGCCAAGTATTACATTAAACAGAAAGATGTGATCGACGCAATCAAGATGCACCGCGCCAAGCCGACGGAACTGACCGGAAAGCTAACCATCCACCCAGAACGCCGGCCCGGTCTGGCCAAGTTTGGCGCAAAGCAGGTGGACAAGAAGGGCGGCGGCGTCACCTATAAAACCTTGCGAGGGCAAGGCCGGACGTTTATCCCGGGTGCGTTTGCCTACCCGAAAACGAAGCCATACTGGGTGGCCATACAAAGCATTTCGCACATCAACAAGGGTCGCACGAAAGACGAGAAAACAGCAAAACGCCGGACCCGCCTGCAATTCCTGCAGGGCATCAGCGTCTGGGGCATGTTTGCCAGCCTGAGCAACCAGCAGCGAGTCAACCAAGTCATGCAGGAAAAGTTCGGCAAGAACGTCCGCGAGTCCGTCAACTTTGAATACCTTGTCCGTTCCGGCCAAATCCCCAGACGCATTCGCGAAGGGCAAATCGTTCGCGGCAAACCATAGGAGTCAACCAAAATGCCACTACTGAAGAAAAAGCACGTCCTCGCCGCCAAGATCGAAGTCACCAGCGGCACCGCCGAATCGCTGACCGCTGCCGAGGCTGCGTTCAACGTGTTTGACCTGAACATGCAGCCCACGATTGCCTTCACCGAACGCCAAGGCAATGGCAGTTTCAGCCAAATGCCCGCCGTCCGTGAACTGATGGGGGGCACTTGTACCTTCCGCACCGAAGTCTACGGCAGCGGCGCGGGTGGTGTTCCTGGCTGGGCGTCGACTTTTCTGCCGGCCTGCGGCTGGACAAACTCCGCTGGCACGTTCAGCCCGAAGTCAGAGCTGCCGGGCAGTAACGTCAAGACGCTGACCATCGGCGCATACATCGACGGCGTGCGGCACCTGATGCGGGGCTGCAGCGGTTCGTTCACGATGAATTTCGAAACGGGCAAACTGGCGACCATCGACTGGACGTTTACCGGCGTCTGGGTGTCGTCGACCGATGTGACGATTCTGGCCCCGACCTACCCGACGGCCCTGCCGCTGCGGGTCGCCAATGCCACGTTCACCATCGGCAGCTGGTCGCCGTGCTTCCAAAACTTGTCCATCGATGCCGGCAACGAGGTCTTCCTGCGGGAGTGTGCGGTCAACACCGACGGCAGCGGCTACGCCACGGCAGTCATCACTGGCCGCAAGGTCACCGGCAGCATTAACCCCGAAGCGGAAACGCTGGCTACCCGGCCCAATTACGACGACTGGATCGCCTCGACCGAGCGGGCGTTCAGCCTGGCGATTCAAAACGCCACCGACAAAGTCACCGTGGCCATGCCGAAGTTTCAGATCACCAACCTGCAGGACGGCGACCGCAATGGCGTGGTCACGCATGAAATCAATTTTCAAGCCAACAAGTCTGCGGCCGCCGGCAATGACGAGCTGACGATTGCCTTCGCGGCACCGTAACGATTCACCCTTAACCAACGGAGTCACCAATGGGGCGAGCATTGGAACCCGGCGAGAAGTTTCCCATTGTTTTGGACTGGGACATGGACAAGCCGGAATCACAGCGACCAACCATTTACACGGTCGCCCTGTCGATGCGTCGGCAGATGCGACTGGGCCAGTTGCTGGACGAGGCACCAAAAAGCACCGACAGCACGGCATTCTTCGAGGCCCTGCAAACCGGCCTCGCGGAAGTCATCACCGGCTGGCGAAACGTCCGCGACCCGGCGACGGGTGCGGAAATCTCCTACAGCAAAGAGGCCCTGCTGGACGTGTTCACGACCAGCGAGGCGTATGAAGTGTTTCGAAAAGTCATGGCGGGCAACACGCTGACCAAGGCCGACGAAAAAAACTCCGCATCGCAGCCCTGATCCGGCAAGGGCTGCTGTGCAAGAACTGCGTGCCGGGCAAGTGCCACGAAATGCCGACGGAACTGTCGAGCGTTTCGATTGCCTGCCCGACATGCAACGAGGCCGGATGTGCGGACTGCGGCGAGACGGGCTACGTGGAGATCGCGGACTGCCCGAAACGCTGCATCGACGCGGGACTGCTGCAGGCAATTCGGATGGCGGACCTGATGAAGCAGGGTCTGCCGCCGGTGGCCGGTGGCGTGCTGGACCAGTCAGCATGGTTTGTCAGCGTGTACGAGGCGTTCCGGTCGGAAGAGGCGAAGGCCGAGGCAGAAGTTTATAAGCGGATGTGAGCAATGGCAGCAGAAACGGTTCAAATTGTTTTGCAGGGCGTCGACAACGCCACGCCCGCATTTACGTCCGTTGCCCGCAGCATCAAGGAAACTGGCGACCAGTCGCAGAAGCTCGGCGGTGTGTTTGGCAAGGTGTTCGAGTCGCTGGGCATGACGCAACTGTCGGCACTCACGGACCAGTTCAGCGGGTTATCCGCGCAGATGAAAGAGCTGGGCGACGCGGGCAGCAAGGGCGGTGCCGGCATGCTGGTTGCAAAGGCCGGCATCGTTGCGGCCGTTGGTACCGCCAGCTTTCAAGTCGGCACGATGATCGCCGATTGGTTGTATGAAACAGAGGCATGGGGCAAGCGGATGCAGCAGGTCCTGAAAGATGCCGAGCAGGCCGCCGCCATCGTCTCCAAAAAGAATCAGGACCAGTTTACGCTGCAGATGCAGATTGCCAATGCCGCAGCGACGGAAGAGCAGAGGATGGCTGAACTTCGGCAGATTCAGGCTGCCAAGCAACTGGAAGTCGAGCGAGCGCAGATCAAGCTGAAGAACGAGCAAAAAGACCTTGAGGCTGCACTGGCCAATGACATGTTCGGCTATGGCAAGGAAGATAACGCCGCAGCGGAAACGGCCGTCAAGCTGGCCGAGGAGCGGCTGAGTCTGCTTCGCGATCAGGCCGCCGAAGTCGGTAAGGCCTTGCGCGGGCCGACCGATAACGAACAGGAACTGCAAACACGCCTTCAGGCACAGGCCGAGAATAAAAAAGCTATCGAAGACACACGCAAGGCCAACGCCGACGCATGGGCTGAACTGTCCAAACAAATGGACGACGAACAAAAGGCACGGGACGAACAGGTCAAAAAGGACCAGTCATACATCGACGGTTTGAAAGCCAGAAACATTGAGCTGCTAAACGGCAAGCAGGCGGCCGAAGAGTTTAAGGCGGCACTGGCTGGCGTCACTGAACAGACGATTGCCGCCGGCCGTGAGATGGCAATCCAAAACGAACTGCTGGAAGCGCAGAAGCAACTGGCGGACGAGGAGAAACGCCAGGACGAAGAGGCTCAGAAAAAGCTGGCCCAGCCAACCGCACCGCTACAGGCGATGCAGTCACGCCTGCTGTCCCGCGTCAGCACTGGCGGCGGCGACCGTGTTGCCAAGGCCACCGAGAAGACGGCGGAACTGACGGCAGAAATCGAAAGGCTACAGCGTGAGCAGCTCGACCTGCAGAAACGTCGCGGCGTTACAGAACTTGCAATTGTGGAGGGCTAAACGATGGCAGTGCAGCACGTCGACCTGCTGTTTAGCAGCGGAGTCAAAACAAGCGTTGACGACAAGGGATTCACGACCGCCTCGGCTCAGCTGCGGTTCAGCGCCTTTTGTAATGATGTCGGTGACAATGAAGGCATTGTGCGAGGTGATGCCCGTGTCCCGTACGAAAAGAGCCGACATCCTTACTTTCGCCAGCTACGCTGCATGGGAGTCGACATCAGCAGGCGGGGGCCGCTGCACTACGAAGTCAGCGCCGACTATCAGAGCATGCCTTACAAGGAAGGCGACGAGAACGACGCCAACCAATCACCGCTGACACAGCCGACCGTCATCAGCTATTTCACGATTACCAGCGAAGAGCCAATCGAAGACGACATCGAAGGCAAGGCAATTGCCACAGTCAACGGCGAGCCGATTGAGGGTATCACCCGGCCGATCAGCGACCTCGGCGTGCGGCTGCAGAAGAACTTCGGCACGTTTGACCCGGCCAGCTTCTACCTTTTCATCGACTGCGTGAACAGCGACACGTTCCTCGGCTTTCCGCCTGGCACGCTGCGAATCGCAAACATCAGCGCCGACGAACAGTTTTACACCGACCAAGACGATAACGATGTCCCGTTCTGGAGCGTCAGCGTTGAGATACACGCACGCAAGCCGTACCGGGTCCAGCCCGCTGAGGCATGGTACAAGCGAGTGCGGCACGAGGGGTACAGGATTAAAGAACCCGACCCGTTTGGAACGAATGCCGTTTTTTATCGCAGGGCAACCGACGAAGAAGGCAAACCAGTTACCAAGCCGGTTTTGCTGAACGAAAACGGCACAGAAAACGTCCACCCCAAAGACGCCTTGAGCGTTGAAGCAAATTACCTGCTCTTTCCCGTGTTTGCCGATGTCAGCTTCGGCAGCATGGGATTCTAAACTAGGAGAATAAAAAATGCCGATCACCGTACTCATTCCATCAGGCGAAATCGCAAACAGCCAGATCGCAGCCTCGGCCGCCATCGAACGCAGCAAGCTGGCATCCGAACAGCTCAAGGACAACATCCCGCTCGAACTGCTGCGAATCTGGGATGCCTTCCAGACTTCGCTGCCAACCTCGGCCAGCAGCGACGACCTAGGCAAAGTCATCGGCACGTTCGGAACCGACGCGATGACAATTCAGACTAGCGACGCCAAAAACACAAGCGTCACGCAGCGGGCTCGGTTCGTCTACCGTATCCCAATGAACTACGTCAGCGGCCAGCTCATCAGCGTTGTCGCATGGGCGGGGATGCGAACCACCGTCGCCAACGGCACAGCTACGATTGACTTCGAGGTTTACAAAAAGAACGACAGCACCGGACTGGTTGGTTCTGATTTGGTGACGACTTCGGCCCAGAGCATCAACAGTCTGACCGCTGCCGACGATGCGTTCACCATTGACCCGACTGGACTGTCTGCCGGTGACGAGCTGGATGTGCGGGTCACAATTGCGATCACCGATTCCGGCACTGGCACGGCAGTTATCGGCCGCATTATGAAGATCTACATGCTGCCAACCGTGAAGGGCTAAACGTGCCTCGCCGCTACGTTCTAGATCAGAAGTCTGCTGAGTGGGTTGCCAAGCATTCCAAGATGCGGCAGGGCACGCACAGCCGTCGCGGCTCGCAGTTCTACGAGGAGTCGCCGGACAGCATTACGTTTTATAACGACACCGGCGAGACGGTTCCGGCCTATGGCATCGTGCGTATACAGGGCACGGTGACAATCGGCGGGCGAGAGGTGCTGAAAGTCAAGAAGCCGGGCGTTGTCGACGGCGGCCCCGGTTCATGGTTCATGGCCAACGGCAGCGTCAACGTCGAGGCTGGCAAGTACGGCGCTCTGCAAACCGGCCCGCTGGTTAAGGTCGTCTACGATTCCGGCGATTCCCCTGGCACTCGTGACTGGTACGGCATCGACGGATTCAAGGCTCGCAGCCATCCCAGCGGCAAGCCTTATTTTCAGGTGCTGATTGAAGACGTTGCCGATTCCACGAACAAGGTCGCACTGGCGCGGCTGATTCCGTTTTCGACGCTGATGATTCAGGCACCGGCAGGCGGCATACCCGGCCGCGTTGGTTCGCTGATGGGGACCGCACTTTGCACCATCATCACGAGGAACACGTCGAACGACCAGCTCGCAGCCAGCACGCTTGCCGTAAAGGTTTACAACTGGACGACGTCAATCGCATGTGCCACTGGCGACCGCTACGGACTGGCCAGTGTGATCGATGGCAAGTGGCATATCGTCAGCGAAGACTGCAACGACGAGGGCAGCACGGTCTCGCCGGGTACTGGCAGCGGAACCGGCGGGCGGGTCACTAATCCAATCGAACCGCAGACCATCACGCCTGCGACAATGGTCGGTCAATCACGAAACGTCAATTTCTCTGGAACTGGAACGGGCAGCGGCCCGGCTTAACAATGCCAACACTGACAAAATTTTATTCTTTCGTGGAGGCGATCCATGAGAAGCAACACAACCTCGGCAGCGACACGCTGAAGTGGATTCTCACCAGCAACGCGCCAAGCCTTAGCTGGACGCAGCTAAGCGACGTTACCGGCCAGCTATCGACAGCCAATGGTTATACGCAAAATGATAAGGTCATGACCGTTACGAGTTCGGCAAGTAGCCTTGGCTTATATACGCTTATTGCCTCAGATGTGACCTGGACTGCGAGCGGCGGCAATCTGGGAAGCGGTTCGTTTCGCTACGCGATTTTATACAACGAAACCAGCACTAACGATTTGCTGATTGGGTATCTGGATTACGGCTACCTGATCACCGTGGCAACGACCCAGACGTTCACGCTGGACTTCGACGCCGTTTCCGGCCTCTACTACGCGAGCTAGTTTATGGTTGGCCTGCTTGGATGTGGATGTTGTGGTGGTGGGGGCGGTGGAGGTGGAGCCGGACAATGCGGCGAATGTGACGGCGTGTATTTTGGATATGCCGCAGACACAGGGGCGATAACTGACGATTTTTCTAATACAGATCCAAAATGGGAACTGCGTGGAAGCGACGACCATCAAGGACCGCAGCCACCAATTTCGCCTAATCACATTTCGGATTACATCCGAAGCGGCAGAATGCACGCATTTCGATCACCGTTTATTGTCTACAACGATCCTGACCCTTTGTTTGGTCAAGGTGTTCGCGCAATCCCACCCGAGCCAGTTCCAAACAGTTGGAATTTTCGCCAGCCTTGGTTATGGGCCAGAAGGCGGCATGACTTGTATTTTCCATCGCCAGCCGTGCGCCGGTACACGTTCAAGATCACGGCAAACTACCCACGCGACACGCTTCCTAGACTGGATGGCTTTGGCGGTTTTGTGGGACCTCGCACAGGAGCAATGCTCAGGGTTTGGTACGGTGCCCCAGAAACAAGAGCGTATCCAAGAGGAGAAGCGTTTTCGTTCACGCTTGCTGGTCAAGGGTTATCGCCGGGAACCGACACTAACCCAAACGCAACTCTGGCTGTCGGCATAAATCAGATTAACCCACAGCGAATCGATGATCCAATTTGGGAGCCAAACTTTGAAGCGTCAGTGACCGTTCCTTGGGGTTTGGTCGAACTGAGAATGGATGTTACGTGGAATCCGATCAGCAAATCTGGAACGCGAGAATACTTTGTAAACGGAACGCTGCATCTGACCAAGGCATTCTCTGGTTGGCTTGCTCCATCCATACCAGGCCCAAATTGCGATAGCTTTTGCAATTTCATCACTGATATCGATTGCCTTGAGCCGTGGGCACTATATCCAAAAGGAGTCGGCTATCTTGGGCCGCCAGTTATTTGGTGGCGAGGTGGCGTCCCGCCTTTTGAAAGTTTTGCGCGTGGAACAGTCGGTTTTGCGCCGTTTCCTTATCCTTCGGCAGGCGGTGCGGTAACTTGGTCAGCCGCCAATAACCCGCAAGACAAGCTCTGGTTTGATGATTACAGCGTGACTATATCAACGCTCGGCGGGCCGGGGCCAGCATGACACACTGCACGCACCTCGGCCCGATTGCCTTTCACCTCCGCAGTCACCTCTGCGGCAGTCGCGGCGTGATGGAGCCGGTCTACCGCTGCACGATTCACGTTATCTGCACACATCGCAAATATCGACATGGACAGACGGAGCAGGTTTGTCTCGCCTGCGACGATTATCAACCGCAACAGGAGGCGACCAGTGCCCGAAAAGACCCCGAAGCGACTGGCAGCTGAGCAGCTCTGTCGCAAGTTTCCCGACGCACCGAATCGCACATTGGCCAAGCGGCTGGCCGCAGAGTATCAGTGCAGCATCGATCAGGCCCGGTCCCTGATTCGCGTCGTCCGTGGTGCATACGGAAAACAGCGTGCGGAAGCCTGCAAGGACAAGTCGCTGTTTCGGCCCAAGGGCAAAGCGGGGACTAAGCCGAAACTGCCGCCGTCGCTGGCGAAGAAATGGGAGCCGTTTGAATTGGGCGGCGGGATAACCGTCGGCGTCATCAGTGACCTGCATATTCCGTATCACGACGAACAAGCCATCCAAGCGGCGGTCGCCTATCTTCGCAGACGCAGGCCGGACGTGCTGCTAATTAACGGCGACTATGGCGACTGGTACAGCGTCAGCCGCTACATGAAAGACCCGAAGAAGCGGAGGCTGAAGCGGGAGGTAATCATGAACTTCGATGGAGTCACTTCCTTTTTAACTCGGCCCCCGAAGTCAGCGAGTTCCCGCAGGTGAGTCTGCCCCGCATTCTGGGAATGAAGACGCTGGGCATCGAGTACGTCGACAACCAGCGGCCAATCATGGCTGGCAAGTTGCCGGTCTTCCACGGGCACGAGCTTGGCAAGGGCATCAGCAGCCCAGTCAACGCAGCCCGTGGCGTGTTCATGCGAATGATTTCCACGGCACTGGTCGGGCACCACCATCGAACCAGCAGCCACACGGAACCGAACTGGAAACACGAGGAGATCGTTTGCTGGTCAACTGGGTGCCTGTGCAATCTTAACGCCGAGTATGCCGTCATTAACAAATGGAACGCCGGGTTTGGTGTGGTCGAGGTGGACAAGTCCGGCCAATTTCAGGTGGATAACCTGCGGCTGAATACCGACTACGCCGTGCGCAGCGGCTGACCCTGGCATAAGCCCAGATCACGGTATCGTCGAAGTCGTCGCCGCCATCATCGTAATCGTCGAACATTGCCCCGCCTCCATGCCTGACCTGCTCGCCAGTGTCATTTTACGCAGGCGGGAACGGGGCGTTTGTTAATTCTTTCCCCAGCGGAAAAGCCTGCAAAAATGCGGGTTTTCTTCAATTCTCAGAATTTTTCCCGATTCCCTGCTGATAACTATTGCACGCTGCCGAATTAGTGTTATAGTTAGGACATGGCAAGCAAGTGCGAGCCGAAACAAAACAGGGGAAACAAAGATGACTTTTGCAAATGGACAAATCGTGAGCGGCAAAGTTACTGGCAAGTTCGTGGTGGTTAAGTGCGAAATTCGCAAGACTGACGGAATGGAGATTGTGACCGTAAAGCAGGTCAGCGAAGAGGGGTACATCAGCAACAGTAAAATGAAGTTTCCGGCTGATTGCTTGGTCGCCTAACACGGTCCAGACCTGAGGGCCTGCGAAAGCGGGCCTGATGGCCTGCACCGTCGCAGGGTTCACACACGGAGAAACGAAGATGGACAGTTACAAGATTCTGGTCAACGGCAACGAAGCAGCGACTATCACGGCGAACTTTGCCCAAGCATCCTGCGGCATCGCATTGGACGGGCAATCGACACCATTTCAGGTCGCCGACGCTCGGCACGACCCAGACATTGCTGCCGAGCTGCTGAACAACTGGTGCCATTCACAGGGCGGCGAAATCTGGGGCGACGATGACGAGGTCGAGGTCGTGGCATGCAACTAACCACCGCCCCAGAACTCGCCGCCAAACTTGCGGTCAGTCCCCAGACAATCACCCGCAACGCAGCCAGGCACAAGATAGGCCGCAAGCTAGGCCGCCAGTGGGTCTTCGACGCAGACGAGGCCGAACGCCTGCGGCAGCTGCTCGAGCGCAACGGGCAGCGGGACTGGTCGGCGATGGGGAAGACTGGCATGCGACACCGCTGGGATTCCCGATAGGGAAGATTGGCGGCAGTCGCTGCGTTTTGTTCCCGTGCGGGGTTACTCCTCCCCGCCTCGCTGGACATTTAGTCAGTTGAGAAGCGGGTCGCCGTGGCCATCGATGGCGGGCAAATTCTCCAGCAGTTTGGCCGCATTGTTCGGAATCAGCCTGCGGTCGATATATCGGGCAGTCGTCGCTGCGGACTGGTGGCCGAGGCTTGCTGTCGGGTCGCCTCCTGCCGCCTTCAGGTGCGTGGCGTGGCTGCGTCTCATTCTGTGGAACATGCTGCGGCTGTCCGTTTCCAACTCAGCACGCAGCAGGATTCCTTTGTAGACGTGATAAAGGTAACTGGACTGATACGGCCACGGAAACACAAGTTGCCGCTTGGGGCTGCGTATCTGCTCGAGCGCAGCAACCGCCTGCGTGGTCAGCGTGGCGACCAATGCACGCTTCGACCCCTTCCGTGATTCTGCCGAGAATACGACCACGTCGCCTGTGATGTCTGACCACTTGAGCAACATCACCGCGGCGATTCTTTCCCCGGTGGCGAACAGGACATGATGCAGGGCTAGCCACCAGAGGCGAGCCGGGACGCCGCAGTAGTCGCCGGGCTGCATGTTACACGACATCCGCAGTCGCCACATCTCTTCCGTGGTCCAAGCCTTGGGCAGCTGCTCCGGTTCGTGGACAGTTGGGAGAACCGGGAACTGGTCGACCAGCCTTTTCTTTGCCGCCAAGTTCCACAAGGCGACCAGCTGGCGGCGTTCTTTATTGACACCGGCAGGCTTGCGTCCAGCGGCCAGCAGCAGCTGTAAATGCCTGGCGACTTGGATGTCGGTCAGGTCGGCGAGCGTGGCAGGCCGGTCCAGCGTGGCGGAGAAGAGTTTGATGGTGTACCGGAACAGCTGGTCAGTTCGTGGCGAGCGGTTCAGCAACCGCAGCGGGCGGTAAATTTCCGTGTAAAAGTCGAGCAAAAGCATTGTCGGCCCCCAAGGTGAGGCCATCCGTGAAGCGGGACGCAGCCGTCCATTGTCGAGCTGCGTTGAGGCGATGAACCGAAAATAAATACGACACAAAAGTCGTCAATCTTTTTTCCCCAGCGGACTTGAGGAGACTCTTACTTTTTCCCAGACAGGCTCTCCATCCGCTGCACGCTGCGGCGGAATCTGCGTTTCGCATTGACTTCCCCGCTATTTGGTGGCGTTACAGGCTTTACGCTTAATCGTAAACGGATACAATGCGATGTCAAACCAAATCACGGTCGAAGGGATTATGTGCCAGATTTCCGCTAACGTAAAAAGAATTCGGGAAAAGCTGGGGTTGAGCCAGAAGGAACTGGCTGACCGCATCGGCGTTTCGTTTCCCAGAATCAGCGAAATCGAGAATGGCAAGGGAGAGCCACGCATCACGACCATTGAGAAAGTTGCCCGTGGTTTGGGCGTGTCCGTGCTGGACCTGCTCAGGCCAAGCAAAAAAAACTAGAAAATTTACTGAATACCGTATTTACGGTTTAGCGTAAGCCGCTATACTTGCCGATGTCAGTGGTAACTGGCGTCGGTTTTTTTGTTGGTGCGACCAACAAACCGACCCGAACTTGGAACAGTTCTGGGGTTTGGAAAATGGACACGATGATCTCGCAGCGGATTCGCCTGCTGCAATTCTTGGGGACTCTCCCCGCTTACAGACCCGGCCTCATTCTGGAGGTCTGGGCATGACAACGGCAAACGAATGGACCAGCGACTGCGGCACGGTGCGGCTTATCTGCGGGGATTGCCTTGAGGTGCTGCCAACGCTGGGCAAGGTCGATGCGGTAGTGACTGACCCGCCTTATGGCGTGGGGTTTGATGACTGGGATCAGAACTTGGTTTCCTTTGCGTGGCTGGAACATTGCAGGCAAGCCGCTGATTTTGTTGTCGTTACTTGCGGCAACGGCAACCAGTACGAATACCCGAAGCCGATCTGGATGAACGCTTGGAGCCGGCCCGGTTCGATTCAATACGCCAAGCATGGCGGTTTTTGCCACTGGGAGCCGGTTTTAATTTACGGACAAAAAAGCCCGTTTGACGTCGACTGCAAGGTCTTCCCGCCGAATAGCAAAAACGAAGGAATAGATCATCCGTGTCCGAAGCCGGTAAGGCTTATGGAATGGCTGGTATCACCTTTCGACGGCACAGTCCTCGACCCCTTTATGGGCAGCGGCACGACCGGCGTGGCCTGCGTCCGCACAGGCCGCAAGTTCATCGGCATCGAACGGGAGCCGAAATACTTTGAGATTGCAAAGCGGCGAATCAGCGAGGAGCTAAACCGCTTCCCGCTGCTGGAAGCACAACCGCAGCCAGTGCAGCAGACGCTGCTGGAAGGCGGTGCGGCATGACCAAGCAACCACTCGCCGAAGACTTGGAGCAAGCGTCAACGCTCCACCGCGAAGCACTGGCCAAGATTGTGTTCGACATGGCGCACTTCCTGTCGAATCGCCGGTCTGACCTAAAGCGAAAGGCGGCGAGACTGCGTTCCAAAGGACGCCACGCCGAAGCAAAAGAACAATCCGAAGCGGCAGACGTTTACGCCGACTGCTTCGAAAAACTGCGTGAACTGAAAAAAAAGTACGGCCTGCAGTCCGCCCGGCAATCTGTCACGCATTACCTGCACGAATCATGTGGCGATGGGCAGGTCATCACCGACCCGACGCCAGAAGAGATCGCGGACGAGTGTCGCAAGTTTCAGGAGGGCTGGTCGGATGCCGTGCGCGAACTTCGCAGTTCGTTCAAGCATGAGCCAGCAGAAACGAAAACGGTTGAATTTGGACGGTCGCGAAGGCGAGGCGTGGACGGTTTCTAGCAACTTGGTTGAAGCGGCACGGAGGCCGCATTTTTTCAGGAGGCAAAAGCGATGGAAGCAATGACGAAGACATGGGAAGCGGTTCGAAGCAACGGCCTGATTCTGGTTTCGATTCCGCAGCACAACTGGACACGGACCTGCCATGAATGGTCCGTGGGAACGATGCGGGCGTACTTACGCAACGCCAGGCAGATTCCCGCTGACATCCGGCTGGAGATTTTCCGGTGGCTGGAGCAGCAGGAGGCCAGCGTGGAAAGCGAGATTGCCGAGGCAGACAAGCGGCACGGCGACCGGGCGGAGTTTGCGTTTTGGACAGTGTTTGGATTGTCGGCGTTGATCGTGGTGGTGAGCCTGCTGGTTGCGATTGGAGGGTGAGCGATGGTTTGCGAAACAAAGACGCTGGGCGTGGGCCGGTACATGACGCGAGACGGACGCGAGGCAGTGGTCGATGCGGTGGCCGATGGGATGCTGATTGGGCGGTACCGGGCCAGCACCAGCGATTATCGCACCTGCTGGATTCCGAAGATTTGGACGCTGACCGGGCATGCGTGGGAAGGCAGCTGGGACCCGCTCGACTTGTGCGGCACGCCAAGGATTCGCATCGAAAGAACTTACTGGCTGAATGAGTACCAGAACGGACCCGGCCTGCTGCGGAAGACGTGGGAGGAATCGCTGATTGAGGCCAGCCGCGAGGAGAAGCAGCCGCTGTGCCGGGTGGAGCTGAAGTTCGTGGCATTTGTAGGAGACGGATTGCGATGACACCAGCACAGTTTATCTGGTCAGTGAAGCATGGCCTGCCCAGCTGCGAGATGATGCAGATTGACATCGATTGCCTTTACTGCCGGGTGCGGTACGGCGGGCAAGTGTTCGATATCAGCTGCGGCGTGCTGGACGGGTTTCCTTTTTACTTGGTGACAACATCAGAGCAGTGGATGAATGCCGCAACTAATGCAGTTCTGGAGCGGCTGGACAGCATCGCCGACGAAGCGGTTCAGCGTCCGGCACCTTGGGCGGATACGTCGGAGCTGATGCGAAGGCTGCGGGAACTAATCGAGGAAGGAGGCGAGGATGAATCAGCTTAGTTTGTTTGACGACGGCCCGCAGCTGGCCCGGCAGTCTGACCCGGTTACCAGCCAGGCGGCGGCGGAAGAAGTGCGGCCGAAGATTGGCCAGCTCCAAGCGGCATTCCTTGCGGCACTGACAGCCATCGGCAAACCGGCAACGGCAAACGAAGTCGGTGCTAAAGCTGTGGCGATGGGACTGGCAGTCAATGCGGAGTCAGTCAGGAAAAGGTTGGCGGAAGTTGAGCGGGCCGGGATGGTCAGAGTGGTTGGGATTCAGCGGTGTGGCGTGACGGGAAAATTGGCGGAAGCGTGGAGGGTGAATTGATGGAAAGCGCAGAGTGCGGCAATTGGTCGGTCGAAGGTCAGTTGCCTGAGCCGCTTTGTTCAGTAGTCGAGTGGCCTTTTGGGCAGCAGGGTCCGGTCGGCTTTGTTCGAGTGTTTGACGTTCCTTTTGACATTGCCATGCGAGCAATCAGAAGCGACGACCCAGTCGGGTATTTAACTGCCCTTGGATACGAAAAGTTCAATGAAGCGGACAACGCAACCAACGACAGGAGTAACCCATGACCGACTACCATTCCCGCCCCGAACTATCCAGCAGCCAGCTGGCCCAGTTCTTAAAAGACCCGATCAGCTTCTACCACGTTCACACGCTGGAGGACTGGCCGAAGGACGAGCCCACGGCCGCCATGCAATTTGGCACCTTGGTCCACACGATGATCGAACTTGGCGGGCCGGATCGCCTGGACTTGGTGCGGCGACCTGCTGGCCTCGACATGCGGACCAAGGAGGGCAAAGCGTGGAAGGAGGCTAACGCAGGCCGTGAGATTGTCACCGATGACGACTGGACCCGGCTGGAGCGTATCTGGGCACACCTGAACGCCTGCAAGCAGGTGGCCAAGTTTCTTGGCACCGGGCACACGGAAAAGGAAATTTTCTGGACGCACAAGTCCAGCGGCGTCGATTGCCGGGCCAAGGTCGACATGCTGACCAGCGGCGTGCTGATTGACTGGAAGACGACCTCGGCGGCGAGCGAGGAGGAATTCATCAGCCAAGCGGCGAACATGTACTACGACGTTCGCCTGGCGTTTTACCGCAACGGAATCGAAACGCTGACCGGCGAGCGGCCGCAGGTGATGGTGGTCGGCATCCAGTCCAGCGGCGGGCATGAGATTTTCCCATTGGATTTCACCCAGCTGATGGACGAGCTGGACAGCGAGGCACGGATGCACCGGGCGGTGGAAGACTTGGTCGACTTTGACATCGACCAATATCTGGACCGGCCTATCAAGGTAGCGACCGCGCCGCTGTGGCTCGTTCGCAAGATTTCAGCAGCAAGCGAGGTAAGCGTATGACAACGACGGTGGCGACGATAGGCATGGCAATCGATGAAGTGTCAGCAGAAGAAAAGCTGTTTGAGCTGGCCCAGCGAAAAGCCAAGGTTTACAGCGAGAGCAGTTTGGTTCCCAAGGAATACCAGAAGAACGTGGGCAACGTGCTGATTGCCCAGAATATGGCGGCCCGCATGGGAGCCGATGTGCTGATGGTGATGCAGAACCTGTACTTGGTTCACGGTCGCCCTGGCTGGTCCGCCCAGTTCCTGATTGGAACGTTTAACAGCTGTGGGCGGTTCAGTGCGATTCGATATCGATTCAGCGGCAAGGTTGACACGGATGATTGGGGCTGTACCGCGTACTGTGTCGAACTCAGCACGCAGGAAGAACTGGTTGGCACCAAGGTCACGATTGGAATCGCCAAGAAGGAAGGCTGGTTCGCAAAGTCTGGCAGTAAGTGGCAAACGATACCGGAGCAGATGCTGCGTTACCGAGCGGCGACTTTCCTGATTCGCACCATCGCCCCCGAGATTGGGCTGGGGCTGCATACGGTGGATGAGTTGGAAGACGCAGGGCCGCAGGTGGACAGGCGACGACCACAAGCTATCGCACAGCTGAGCAGCCTCAACGAATGGCAACCGCTGCCAGTGATCGAAGCGGAGGGCGAGGTGGTGGAATCGTAGTCCCTGGACGTGTCCGGTTTTGTTAGTCCCGCTGGACACGCTAACCCCGCCGGTGCGACAGCGGTGGGAGCCTGTCGCATTTTTTAACCAACGGAGGAAGTTATGAGCGAAAACGAAGACCCGCCAGAGCCTATTTATCAGCACACTGCCGATGAGCTGCGATGGGTAGCTGACCTATTGGACGTGCTGAACCGAAAGACAATCGGAACCAGTATCGGGTTTGACGGCGAGCTGGAGGTTTACTGGCTCGACCGCAGAATGGGATGTATTTCCCTTGATGACTCAGAAGACCTGTCTTCTTGGTGTTATTACCCGGCAGCCAATCAGTTGTTTGAATTAAAAAACGAAACCGCAGGGCCGCGATAGGAACGGCCTTGGTGCCGCATTCGGTGAATCTGCGGCGGTTCGGCGGCGTGGTGGATGACACGCATGGTTGTAGACGCGCGGCACAGTCGCAAGGACCGGGAAGCCCGTGCAATCAGTGAGCGAAGTACAAGCGAGCAGGTTCGATTCCTGCCCGAACCATTAACCCATCCTCGCACCTGTGTGGGTCGGCGGCGTAATCTTTGCCGCTGCCGTGTGGTTAAAACCAGCGGGCGAGGGTGGGGGTTTATATGAAAGCGAGGGGTGAATGAGCGAGCAGATTGAACCCGGCGATGGATGGCGGTTGCTGGGGCCAGATGAACGCGTTAGAGCATTAGCCGACGAGCGTTACGGGCTAACAGACGGAGAATGGCATCCAGTTTCACCGATGCACTACCTTTGGAAAGCATCCGATTTCCACGCCGTTCGTCGCCGCATCCCGGCCAAGCCGGAGGCGATGGAGATTGATGAATTTGGATTGACGCAAGCAACAATTTGCACGTCAGGAGGCGTTTCACTTCGCCAACAAGACATAAGCGGTTTCAGTGAGTACGTGTTTCTGGAGTCACCTGAACAGATTCGCAAACTTGGCGAGTGGTGTATCAGCGTGGCCGACTGGCGAGAGGCACAGGATTCTGTTGCGAAAACACCCCCAAATTAGCAACACGACCAATCTCTCAGCGTCGGAAAAAACGTCGGGAAAAACGGGCTGAAAACGTCGGGGAAAAGGTTCAAGCGGCGCAGGAAAAAGGAAAGGTGCAATGCCCAGTTTTAATCTATGGCGCGGGGTTCTTTTGGAATACGTGCCGCCACAAAGATCGGTAGAGTTCACCGCGCAGCTCGCGCGGTTGTTTACTGAATTCGGGCACGAGTGGGAGCCAGATCCCAAGCCCAAGCACGAGCGGCATGATACCGAAGAGGATAAGGCTCGCCACGCTTTGATTCGCGCTGAGATTCGGGCCGGGTGGTCAGACGAGGAACGCGCCAAGCGGAGTGATGGCGTGGTCTTGGAGAAGCGGATTAAGGAACTGGCTAACACGATAGAGCGAATGGACCGCGAGCGTAACCGGATGACGACTCGCGTTAGGGCTGGTGGCTGTCAAAAATTACTCGAATTTCCCGAGGCAGAATAGGATATCATGGCTAAAGCACGGAAGCCGCTGAAGCGTAAGACACCACTCAAACGAACGCCACTCAAAAGGACTGCCACAAAAAAGAAAAGAAAGCCGGTCGGGAGCGTGGCAGCGCTCAAGAAAAAGGCTTGGGAGTTATGCTCTC